AACATTTCTTTACTAATTCTTGGCTCTGAAGCACTAAAAAGAGTCAAACCATACGTTGTACTTAGTTCAGCACGCAGGTTTATCTGAGATGCCATTATCTGTTCACCTTTTGGGTTCCTTAGTGTAAATATTTGCTTTGTTGACGCAACGTCATTTATACAGTAATTTATTACTAACTCAAGAGTTTTATCATCTTCTACAGGTTCATAGTAAGGATGAGGCATTTCTTCAACGTTTTTCCAGTCCATTGAAAACTGAATCCATTTTAGAGAAGCTCGTTTTGCGTTACTATCCCAGTGGTTGAGTTTAAAAATGTCTATACACTGGATAGTCAGCTTAAATTCTGGATAATCAAGAAACTCTTTACGATCAGACTTTCCAATGACATGTTGGGCGTACTGATAAATTGTCGTTGTTATTTCTTCTGCATTTCTACTTTTAAAGTATTCTGCATTTTGTAAGATGTACTCAGTAATCTGAGCATCAAAGGACAGGTTGTTATAACCAAAGTGCCAATCTTTATATTGTAAGTTCTGCTCTAGGAACTTTAACAGTTGAGGCATGTCATTACGTTCACGATTGACAGCAAAAACATGTCTTTCATCTGAGTCATAGGCAGTAAATACAGCAACAAAACAGTTTACTATGGTCTCATAGTCCATTATCCAGAATTTGCGCTGCCTTTCCATTACGCTTCAGTTCTTACTTCTGAAGTTTCATGAATGATGCTCACTGATGGGTGTTCTGGATTTACTGCAAACATATTAATAAAGTTCAATATGTCAGTTTTGTTGTCAAGATAGTACTCATAGTAAGTTTCCATGATTCTGCGTTCTTCTACATACTTAGGTTGAGAATCATCTGTAGTTACTTTTAAAGGAATGACTTGACCTTTGTCAGTCAGCTTTGGAAGCATTTGTGGTTTGTCTTTTCTGTCTTTACTTATGATAGCCAACACAGATGTGTTTGGGTCAAATAGCACTTCATTGAAAGGACAACTTTCTGTTACTGGTAACATTCTTAGAGATTTACGACCGTACCAGTCAGTACTGTAAATTAACATGTTTGGGGTTTCTGTTTGCATTTTTATATAGATATTATTGGTTGAATTGGTTGTTCAATTGTTTTTGAAATATGTATGTCACATACTTCTTTTTCAGGGTCATAGCGGTCACAAAGTTGTCCTACTTGTTTCAGAAATTGTTCATCAATAAGTAAAATGTCAGCGTACTGCTTGAAATATTTGCCAGGGAATAAGTAAGACTCTATGTACACCCACTCAGGAGTATGTGTACCATAGTAGTCTGTCAGGGTCTTTTTTACAAAAGTTGATAGCTCAGAGTATTTACCTTTAAGAAAAAAGTCAAAGTCAGAAGCTAAATGATTGAAGTCAAAGATGTAGACAATTGTGTTATCATCAACTGGAACACACAGTTCAAGCATCTTATGTGTAATGAGATGTTCTCTCTCAAAGTTTTTCCATTCTTCAGTATTCTTCTTTTCATACACACATACTAGCTTTCTATGATGAGGAGCAGTGCCAGTTTCTTTCCAACTTAAGTAAGTTTGGATAGGCCTTGGATGCTTGTTCTTCTTGAAACCTAGCAGTGGGTAAAGAAAAGTTATTGACTTTTGGAAATACTTGCGGTAAATGTCAGACATCATAATACAAACTCATCATTAACAAGAAACTGATAAGGAAGTTGAAAGTCTTTTGTTGTGAAGTGATAACTAGCTTCTGCAAGTTTTTCATCTAGTATTGCAATCCATTTGGACATTGTTTCATCAGAAACTCTGATTGGTGCAATTTGCTGATACGGGTCTACAACAACAAATCTAAATACAATTTTAAAGTCTTTGTACTCAGGACGACTCAAGAACACATGTTCAACCAGCTTGTGATACATTGCTGCTTGTAAGTAGTATCTGTAGTAGTCAATAGACTCTGTAAAAGACGATATGTCTTTGCTAGTCTTCTTAAGGTCATTGACTTTGATGATTTTCTCAACAGGGTCAATAACTAGATTGTCAATAAAACCTCTTAGGCCAAACACGTAGTCATCACTGAACTTAACTAGTTCAATTTCATTTTGTTTGGTAATACCTTTAAGAGGGTCTTCAAAGAATCCCATCACGTCAATAACAGACGGTGTGTTCTTTATTTTTTCTACAACCTGTGTTGCAAAGTTGTAAACGTCATGGTCAATTACACTACGTCCTTCAGACTTTTTCAAGTACTCCCAATAAGACACGTGTTTTTCAGTAACAATTTTTTCTAAACGTTGAACGTCAGTTTTTAAAGTCTGATACAATTTCATGTCTGCAAGAATATCAATGATAGCAAAAGCAAACTCATGAAGTTCTTCACGAGCGTCTTCAGGGGCATTGCGTTTGATTTCTTTGTAATGGTTAAACAAAGTGTTTAATACTTGACGTGGGTTGTCAGAAGGTGTTTCCATAGCATTGATAACAAAGTCATCATCAAAGCGTTCTGGTGTCAGTAATAGGCAATGTATTAATTTGCCTTCAAGCATGTTTTTGTCATCAACATCTTCTCTCTGACCTAAGATGTAATGCTTGTAAAATAATGCAGGTGAGAACAATAACTTGTTCAAACCTGAATAAGACATAACGAAGGGTTTAGAAAAAAACTCCTCCTCTTTTTGCATACGTTCTGAAAACGATATGTCTGGTGCGATAAATTTAGCTGCTGCCATTCTTTTTTTTGGTTTTTTGTAATAGATGGTTTTAACATTTACAGTTTTCCATGTCTCTTGCGTAGTAGCGTCCAAGAATGTTACCATTGTAACAATCTCCTCTAAGCACATCATGTTTGACTTGCCATGCAAGCTCACAATATGCTAGATACTTTTTGGTGCAACATAACTCAAGAATTTCACGTTTGAATTTGTCAGCTCCTAACAATGTAACATCTGCTTTCAAATCAATAGAAGAACCATGATAGGTAAGCCAATCAGATTGTTTTACAACCTTCTTAAAGGTTTTTCTTGAACCTGTTGTTGCTTTCTCCTTTTTTGAAATGCGTGTTTTTCTTGAGTGCTGAAGACTCTTTTTGCCAATGTAAAACTTACCTGTCATCATGTTAGTTATTTTGTAGACAAAGCCTACTAACTGTTCATGGTTAGGTAAATCTTCTTCAGTAAGTATTACTTTACTGGTCTTTGTGTAAATCCAATTATTCATTTGTTGATAATAAAATGAGGGATACAAAATTAGCCAAAGTTCTACAATTTGCCAAATAATTTAACTTTCTTGCAAAAGGTCATATTCTTCATAAGCTTTGCATAGCTTTGGAACAAGTTCTATCATTGCTCTTTGTACTCCATGAATTTTGACAATATCAGCAATGTCTTTTTCTAAGGGTAGATATACAAAAGGTAAACGATACTTGCTCTTGTAAGTTTGCATTGCTTTTATGCCGGCAAGGTCACTGTCAAATACAGTAACAATACCTTCATACACTTGCTTGAATTCAATGATTAAGTCTTCAGATAAGATAGTGTTTTCACTATTCGGTGCAATCACATCAGCATCAAGATTCATACTCTTTATTGCTAAACAGTCTTTTAATGATGATGCAATTATGAGATAGGGTTTGTTTTGCAGTTGGTCATATCCTTGGATATACTCACACAGTTTGATAAACTTACGTTCTCTGTTCATTGGTTGATAGATTTTATATAATACATCTTCTTTTGTAAAATAACCATAGATATGTTTGCTTATTATCTCAAAGTTCTCATCATCGTTGTTGTCAGAAGTCGTCTTGTGCATTGTGTAGCGCTCAATTGGTACTACTTTAAAACTTTCAAGCATCTTACTTGAAATATTATAAGCAGACCAAAAAGCTGCATCATCTTTACTCCATTGTCTAGTTTTGTAACTAGCAACTTGCCATCTAGAATGTTGAATTATTCTAGTTTCACATATTCTGCCAGACTTTACATAGTCTACATAGTCTTTTATAATTCTATGTGAAGCTTCTACAAAGTTGACATTCCATATGTACATCATCAAACTAACTGCACTACCTTCCATTCCTGTACTAAAACACTTGTAGCGATATGTATTTGCTTTTGTGTTGTAATACAAGTACATTGATGGTGTCTTGTCATTTGGATTGAACAAAGATTTGAGCTTTACACTCTGACCTGTCATAGGTTCAGGTAAGCCAAGATAATTCTCAAAAATCCAGTTTGCTGGAATAATATTGACATCAGTAATAAAGTCTCTAGATGAAAACATATCTTTTGTTGTTTAAACAGAAAAAAAAGGGATGAAGAAAATCTTCACCCCTAATCTCTGTTTTACAATGTTAAATTTTAAGGCAATATTAAATCATTAACTGCTGTGTTTTGTGTGAAATCTAACTGTCCACCACTTGAATGAATACCAACCATGTCCATAGGGTTATCTTGACCACCAAATTCACTAACACTTTCAGAAGCATCAGCCTCTTTAACTATCACGTGTGATTTTGGATCAAAGTCTACAAAGTTAACAGGCATACCGTGTTCATCTTCCATTGCAGAA